CACCTCCTCTGATAACTTTTCTAAAGTATATCAAAGGTATTTGTGGACTTGAAGATACGGATTATTACCTACTTACGTATAAAAAAACAGTCTGCCCTGACGGAAAATATTTCCATCAAAACAAACTGTTCTTCATATTCACACTAATTATATTTTCTGAGCATAGTTACTTTTTGCGAAAATCTCAGATAACTCCGGAAAGAAAACAAAGAAAAAAAATATTTTTTAACTCCATTTGCACTCCACTGGAACATCCAGACAGCCCGCAAAGCCTTTATTTATGGGCTTTTTCGCAATTTAGTTGTCATAGGGCAAAGCTCATTATCATCAGGGGCAAGTTTTTCATTATCCTTTACCCTATAACCGATGTACTCACCACCCAGATAAATGATAGGCTTTTCATAACCAATCAAATTGGGCACTTCCTCATAAAATTTACATTTTATGTGTAATATACAGCTCTCAAAGTGCCTTAAATCAAGGCTTTTTACGATTTCTGAGTTCATTCAAAAAATGTAAAAAAAAGACCTCAAGGTTAGAATTTCTTCTAAACCTCAAGGTCTATTCATTTTATTACTATTTTACTTTAATTGCTCAAAGGATAATCATTTTTTCGCACTAAACGATAATGACAATTGCCCCTTAACATAGAATCAACCTTGATATTTCATATTATAATGTTGATTCCTTCTTTTGGCAAGACTGTTTTGTTTACTTACATTACTTTTATCATGCATCATAACTCCTAACTCTTCTATTTTTACTCTAAGTCCTTCAACAACATAAATATCAAAACTGAAATCCATTGTGCTAAAATGCTTCATACAATTACTCTTAATACTAGGATACTTTTTCAAATCAAATTCTCTCCTATTATATGCACAATCAATTATATCCATCATGATATTCCAGTTAATTTTTTGAAAACCCTTTTTTATTGAAATAGTATTGTATGTAAAAAGAAACTTAAACACCTCACAAACCACAGTATATGCCTGTTTCTTTCTTTGTTTATATTTTCCCATAATCATGTGTGCCATCAGGTCAAGATTAGCAAAGGTATTTTCTATATTTTCTATATTCAAATCCTCTCTTATAATAAATTTGCTTTCAATCACACTATGGCTCATATTTATCGGTCTTAATTCTTTTGGATAATCACGATAATAAAGCTCATCAGGGATATAGATTTCATTATTTTGGTTCCGAAAATCTCCAGAAAGACATTTTTTATAGAGATAATTTTTATACTTTGTAGGTAATTCTCCAATCATCTTTTCTTCCTCTCTATATACAACCTAAAATCTTTTATTTTATCCCATAAATGATTCTTTTTCCCATTGATATATTTATTAACTTTGAATGTAATTTCTGCTGCGTCTTTCATAGAATCTTTAATAGAAATTCCAGATGCAACAATTAATCCTAATTTCTTTCCTGTTTTTGTTGCCAGAATAAGAGTTGGATTTTCAGGACGATTAGTGGTATCAAAACGTATTTTCATTCCCATAACTAATCCTCCTTAAAAACTCATTTTAACAACAGGCGAATATTTCAACTTAATAGTACATGGAAGTGAGATAGTTAAATCATTTTTCTTATACTTGAATGTATTTGCAATACGAAAAAACACCCAGTTAAAATCATTCTCTAAATGATGAGATGAGATAGAAGATGAGATTACTGGATAATCTAATTTGATAACTTCTCCAACAATACAATTTTTAATTACCATTGTTCTATCCTCAATGGCATTATAAATACTCAACGTACCAGCTTCATTTATTGTAATTTCTGTTTCTGGATAAATAAAACCTTCTTCATCTGATATATCATGGATAGTTTTCTTGCCATTTTTAATCAGATTTTTTACAATAATCTGTCTTGGTTCACGCAAAGCAAAAGGTCTATTGGTTGTTACTGCAAGTTCAAGTCCATATACTTTTCCATTTAGTTCAATACGACTTACATTAAAACTTGCTTCAAAATATAAATCCAAATAGTCACCATCAAGAAATTTGAGTTTATGAAATTCTTTTCTATTCAACCAACTCATTAAATCTCTCAATTCTTTAAAAGGTATTTCCATATCATCTCCTAAACATGGATTTTTACAAATTTGAATAGTGGTTTCTAAACATTCGCCATATTCACTACTTGTTTGTTCATATTTAGAACCATTCAATGTAGAAGTTGTATTGAAGGTTATTTGTGAACCATTGGATACAGTTTGTGAACTTTCAGCATCAAACTGACAGATTATATAGCCCATATCACTTAAACACAAACCATCATATTCAAAATCATACGATTTCACACATATCACCTCCAATTTAATTTTTATCTTAATAACAACTTAATTAATCTCCACTTACCTTTAAAAACAGTTTGGTTCATAACCATTTTCATTTGTCTCAAATCTTCGATTAAACGAGTGTACTCTTCTCGTCTTTCACTTAAATCATCAATTACCTCATATAATTCAGTTCGAATATCTGTAATAGAATCAATAAGTTCAGTACGTTTTTCACTGTCAATCTCCAATTCAGAAATAGAAGATTTCAATTTCTCAATTTCATCAAGTTGTCGCAATACAATCTTTTTTTGTGTTTCATATTTTTTTTCATACCTGTTTGTTTTTCTTCGATTCTTCTTCATATAAACCACCTTACAAAAATAGGGTTGCACACAATATAGTGGTAACCCATTTATAAAATACTATATATTGTTATCTTATTGCATTTCGTTTAGATAAAGAACTTTTTCCAGCAACTCTATCAATAGTCATAGATAAAATTAACTTTTCAAACTTCTTATCTTTTTGCATTTCACGCAAAAGTTGTTCATAATTTTTGATATTAGGGAAATTAAATACAACATTTTCCAAATTCTGATTATATACATTCTGAGAAGAACCATTGTTAGGCACATTTTGTGTAGCACCTAAATCAAGATTATCACGAATAAAATCAGAAGGATTATTAGCCATATTCCAAATATTTCCACTTGCTTCATGATTCAAAACACTTCCCTTTTTAGCAATAGGAGTAAGAATAGCACCATCAGATTTTCTAATAATGTATTCTTCCTTATTACCTTCCTGAGTCCATGCAAGTTCACTATTAGGCAAGTTTTTAACACCAGTTGCATATCCACTAATCTGACTCAATTTCAACCAACCTAAATCACCAGAGCCAAGTTTTTTTCCTGTACTAATATGATATGGGTATGGAGAACCAGAATGAATCTTTGTAATGTAAACACTTCCTCCTCGATTATGAGAACCATGTCTACCTCCACCATAAGAATCTTCATAATAGATACCACTATTGTACTTAACCTTATCACCAACTTCAGCTTTACCATTTCCAGAACCAGTTCTAGGTTTGGATGGAGTGGTAGTAGTTGTTGTAGTAGTTGTAGTTGTGGATGGTCTGGACTGAGATGATTGAGAAGCAGAAGAAGTTTGTGCAGCTTGCGTCCTTGTATTGGCTATAGTATTCAACTGCGAAATCATGGAAGCCAAATTAGTATTAATTGTACCAATTGCAGCATTGACTGTTGTAGAAGCAGAAGAAATACCATTTTGGATATTTTGACCATATGTTGTCAAAACAGTTGTTATTTTAGTAGAATTTGTATCCCAAATGGTAGTCATAGACTCCGACAGGGTATAACCAACAGAATCAGCTTTCTCAGACAAAGTGGTACTAATTGTACCAGCATTAGTATTAATTTGTCCTATCATATCTGTGATTAACGCATCCAGATTATCCAATCTTTGATTAAGAATAGTCTCATATTCATTATATAAATCATCCAATAATTGTTTCTGGTCAGAAATATATTTATCATACTGAGTATCTTCCAAATCACTCTTGGCATCCTCAAGAGAAACTTTTAATTTCTGAATTTTAGCTTTTGTTTCCTCGGAATCATCACCTTCATAAGCAGACATTTGTTTCTCAATAGAAGCTATTTCTTTTGTTTGTTCTGCAACCTTTTTCTGATAATCATACAAATCTTTTTGTCTATCCAAAGCATCTGTATATTTATCAATCAATTCCTGTAAGGCATCCAATTCTAATTCAATACCTTCTTTTACCATATCTCGGATAGCTTCTTTTTCATCTTCAGCAGCAAGAATCATTTCCTGTTGCAATTCAAGAAGCTCCTGTCTACGTTGAGCGAGGTCTTGATTATATGGGTCTTTTGCAAGGTCTTTATCTATTTTCGCTATTTCTTGAGCATACTTATCAGCTTGAGCCATATACACATTGTAATTTACACCATGTAGACCCATAGTTGATTTTCCTTCATTCGTCAATTGTCCTTTATCATCATAAAGTTTATCATTCTCCATCAAATTGATTAAGAAATCTGCTTCGGTTGTGATATAAGAAATACGTTCTTGAAGAAGGTCAAATACTTGCCAATCAACTTCTCTGATAGATTTATTCAATTCAAGAACAGTTGTATTTGCCTGTTCAATAGATAAAGTAACTTCATCAATTTGATTTACCATTTCATACCATGCTTCAGAACCCTGTTTAATAGTTCCACTATTCACACCATTCTGAAGGGCAGTAAGTAAGTTGGCTTTTTCATTTTGAAGTTCTTTGATATTTTTCTTTTCCGCACTAATCTGTGCTTTATAATAATTAGCACTTGTAATATATCCTTTTGCTTCTGATTGACTTATATACTCATCCAACATACTCTTTTCGTGGTCAATAACACCAAGTATGCCTTCATATTTGGTTGCTACATTGTCAAAAGCAGTTTTGTATAATTCTGCTTGTGTCTCTTTTAATTCCTCAATGGCATCTTTACAATCCAAAGCCTTTTCATACCATTCCTGATATTCTTTAATTTTATCTTGTAAGTTTTTATCTGAAATAGTATCAATATCAACTTTGCCTTCACGTACTTTTTTAGCCCAATCCGCAGATAATCCAACAGATTTTGCCTGTTGAATATATCTATTGTAACCTTTTGACTGCAAATCTATTTCATTACCAATTTCAGAAATCTGACTTTTCAATGCAGAATTACGAGTGCCCCAAGATTTATATACGCTACTTGCCTTTAAATCTAAACGTGAAATAGCACGTTCCAATCTATCAATAGCAATCTCAATCCAATCAAATGTTTCTTTATCATCTTTTGAAGATGAAGAAGATGAACTACTTGATTTTCCACCCGAAGAACCACCGCCAGATCTAGAACTACTTCCACCACCACCAGATGTAGTATGTCTAGTCTTTCCACCACTGGTAAATCTACCAGAACCACTTGAGAAAGCAGTACCTTCAGCTAAAGCTTTTCCTCTACCAGTACCATGAGTTATTTTTCCTTTTTCGAAAATTTCTTTTGTTTGGGCTGCATTAAAAATAATGTCACCTTTTTGATATTTAAAAAACTCAGCAGATTTATCACCAATTGTAAAGAATTTACCATTTCTTACAACTAATTCCTGACCAAGTTCACCACCTAAAGCAACACCATTTTCTTTTGTACCCCAGTCACCTTGAGCAAAAGCAGTACCATTTGCATGAGCTGTTCCATCTACACCAGCCACCTTTTTTGTGACAGTAGTAGCGGTAACAGTTTTGCTATACAATGAATCAATAGCAGACTTTAATGAACGAACCGCAGCAGTACCAAAAACATTTGCACCAACAGAAACCGTTTTGTTATATAAATTATCAATCGCAGTTTTTAATGCTACAACTAAATTTGTGCCAACTACTTTTGCAGTAGAAGTAACAGTTCTATTATATAAACTGTCTATAGATTTTTTCAGTGCATCTACACCATCTTTGCCGACAGGAGTAGCGGTGGCAGTTACATTTTTATTTGTTAAATTTGTTGTTGCTGTTTTTAAACCTTCGATAGAATCTTTTCCAACAGCAGTAGCGGTAATAGTCACATTCTTATCTTTGATACCATCAATAGCTGATTTCAAATTATCAATAGCTTCGTTTCCAGAAGTTGTAACATTTACTTTTACATCCTGTCCATCAATAGATGAAATTTCTGTCTCTGCCTGAGAAGTATCAGCAGATACAGGGATTTTTACATCTCCACTAGATATTTTTGATTTTATATCCTCAACACTATCATCTGCTTCAAGACCAATTTTTGTTTTTGTTTCTGCTGGCAAATCTTTAATTTTACCAGCAAGCTCATCAACCTTACCTTTAGCAGCTTCAATTTCAGATGTGTCAGCACCTTTGATTTGTAAAGCATTAAGATTATTTACAGCATTTTGATATTCCTGTAATGTACCAAGAGAACCTTGTAATTCAGAATCTACTTGAGATGCATCAATTGTCATAAATGCTGGTTGATTGACCTTTGCTACCAAAACATCAATCTTTGCATAGGCATCATCCAACTGAGCAGTTTTTACCTCCACACTGGCATCGCTGTCGTTGATTTCCTGAATTTTTCCTTTTGCCTTTTCAAGTTCTGCTTCTGCATCAGTAGCATTGACATCAATATCAACAGGTTCTTGTCCTAACTCTTTTAATTTACCTTCTGTTTCTTCGATTTTGGATTTCAACTCATCTACAGATGTGTATGCGGAATCAAGCTTAATATCAAAACCATAATCAGAAAGTTTTCTCATCAGAATTTGAACTTCTTCTGTTGACATTTGCAATCCTGTCATATCAGATATTGCTTTTGCTATTTCTTCATCATTACCAATACCAAAATTAATATCCCATGAACCATCTGAGTTCATATGTGCCCATTCAGAATTTAAACTCTCAACATCCTTTAAGAAATTGATACATCCATCGGAGCTATCTTGGAAATATCTCTGCATAGTAGGATAACCAGATTCATATACAGAAATAAGTTTATCAATATTGGCAGTTGATAAATCTTCATTAGTCATCATCTGTACAGCACTTCTAAATGCATTTGTACCTACAAGACCATCATCATACAGCTTTTTAATATCTTCCAAAGAACCAGTGATATTATCATACATATCACCCTCTTCACCAGCAGACTGAGCCATAACCCATTTATTATAAGCAGAAGTTAATCCTTCATATTGTGCTGCAAGTGTCTGAACATTCTCAATGTCAGCAAGAATATCATCTGTACTTCTTAATCCCTTATCAGACAAAGCTTTATTATAAGCTTCTGTACCCTTTGTAAGACCCTCAACAGCTTTTGCACTGTCATTATATTCTTGTTTTAAATCCTGTAATCTTTCCTGTATTCCTAATTTAGTAGTAGACTCATACTGTGACTGCAAAGCACGAAGGGCAGTAGTATTCAAATGAATACCATGCTCTGTACGCTCAAACAATACAGAAGGGTCATACCCTTTTAAACCAGAAAACATTGCTTCAACATTTTTAATACCTTCTGTACTCAAACCTGTTCCAGAAACAGATTCTTTCATAGCATCGTATAAATTATTGAATTTTTCAATTTCAGCATCTATATCAAAATTCCAACCGCTTGTATTACCAATTGCATTTAACATCTCTCTGAGACTTTCTAATGCACTGGCAGCAGCAGTACCATCACCACCAAGAGCCTTTATCTGACTATCAATTTCCTCATTTATACCCTGATTAGAAGTGTCAATCAAGGAAGCGATAGCAGCTCTTAATGAATCTATATCCCCTGTATGTCCAGCCAATTCAGGAAAATCTAAAGCAAGACTCACCTTTTCCGTATCAGTAAGTTCACCTGTATCTATTTTAGTCAGAGCATCCTTTAAAGATTGAACTTTATCCAAATAGTCATTTACTTTATCTGAAAAATTACCATCTTCAGTATTATTCATCACATCATAGAATGACTGTAATGATTCTTCTGAAGTTTTTCCAGCAGCAGACATATCTGAAAGTTCTTGTTTCCATTTAGATAATGTCCATAAAGTTGTATCATCAGATTTTACACTTATTTCATATATTAATTGTTTATCATCATCCGAAAGAGAATCAAACCAATCAGATATATCATTACTCTGAAATGTACTCTTTAAAGACTCTAATTGTTCTTTTGTGGCTTTCGTGGCATTTTCAGCACTATCTCCAACATCATTAAAAAATTGTGATAGTTCTGGAATGTCAGAAAGGGTATTGGTTATAGCATCATTGATTTGGTCTTGAGAACCAACAAATTGACCGCTACTTTCAGCAGTATCTTCTAAAGTAGTTTTCAATTTATCAAATTCTGCTTGTGTCTCTGGAATACCATTTGAATTGATATAATCCATGTATTGTAATTGTGCTACTACATTATTAATCTGATTAATATACTTCAATACATCTTCATATTCATCAGAAAATGAATTAATTTTATCATTGATTCCCTTATACAAATCATTTTTAGCTAGTTCCTCAATGGTATAGGATTCACCTATTCCTTCTACAAGGATTTGTTGCATTTTTTTCAATTTATTATATGCATCCATGATTCCCTCAAGAGTTGAGGTATCACCTATATCAATTGAAGAACCTTGATAACCACCATAATAGGAAAAATTGTCAGATGCTTTAAAACCAGCTTTCTCTAATGCTTTTACATATTTATCAACCTCATATGCACCATTTGTTTTCTTAAAATCAATGGAACTAAAATCAGAGAAAAATCCATCCTTTGTTTTATCCTTTAATTCACCAACTGCTGCTTCATATCCAGCAATCATTTCAGATAATTTATCTTTCAATGAATTATATGTAACCTGATTAATTTTATCATTTAATCCATCATAGTTACTCATTAACTCTGCAATTTCAGATTTTTCTAATCCCAATGCAGCTAATAATTCTTGTGTCGCAGAAGTTAGACTCTCTTTTGAACCAGTGTTTGATTTATATGCTACATTGGCAGACTGCACCACACTATATAATTGTGAAATATTTTGTGCTTCCTCCATTGCAGTATTTCCAACATCCAATTGAGCTTGCTTTGCTTCCTCAACTTTTTGTTTAAATGTCGAATATGCAGATACAGCCGCAGTCACACCAGCAACCACAAGAATCAAAGGATTTGCCATTAAAGTAGCCCATAAACCCTTAATTGCTCCTGATAAAGAGAAGGTTGTTGCTGTAGCAGTACCTTCGGCAGATGCCAAACCCATAGTGGATAGAGTTGCTTGTGCTTCTGCCTGTGACATCCCCTGACTGGTCAATATTGCTAATCTCTGTTGTGTTGTCAGTGCTTTAGAAGATAACACTGCCTTTAGTTGGCTTTGTGATAAATTAACAGTCAATGAAGCAAGTTTTGAGATTTCATCAGTTTCCAAATTTCCCATTTTTACTAACTTCAATGCTGCATTAAATTCATTCAGTTTTATAGCTGCATTGGATATACCTGTTGCCATCACTGTAAATCCCTTGATTGCACCAGCAGCAGCCAGACCAGCCAATGAACCCTTTAGCAGATTAGTATTATCAATAAATTTTATTACCGCTGTAGATGCTTCTATGATTCCACCCAACATCTCAGTTGAAAAAGTATTTACGGACAATGATTCAAAAGCAGCCTGTAAACTTTTAGTTTTAGCTTCAATAGAATCCAAATATGCCCCGAATTTCTGTTCTGCTGTACCAGCAGAATTAGCAGCAGTTTCCATGTACTGTCTGGCAACATCATAGTTCTCCATCAAAACTTTAAAATTTTCTGATTGTCGTGTTCCCGCAAATGCTTTACTAATTGCAGCTTGTTGAACAGAAGAATAATTTTCCCAACCAGACGCTACTTCATCCAGAACATCTCCAAAATTACGAAATTCATTATCTGAATTTCTTAACTTGATACCAAGATTATTTAAAACTGTTTCTACTTGTGATAAAGTCTCCGTTGTTCCATCTTCATCAATTAATTCCAGTTTATCTGCTTTGATATCTGCCATTCTCGTAAAGATTGTCTTAAAACTTTCACCGATTGATGACATTGATTTTTGTGTTGTTTCTCCAACAGTTGCCAAATATCCCAACAACTTATCCATAGATACACCAGCCATATCAGCGGTTTCTGCTGTTCTAGACATTGCTTCTGCCAATCCACCAGCATCAGTAGCGGATACCAAATCAACCGCAGTCAATTTATCAACGATGCCAAGTACCTCTTCTACTGCCACACCATATCCTTTCATGGCAGAGGTAAGATATTTCGTTGCATCGGCAGAATCAATCTGACCCACTTTACTGAGAATCATCGAATCCCTAATCAAAGTATTAGTTTCCTTAACAGAGTTACCCTGTCTTAACCATGCATCCGCAGAATCAGTTACTTCCGTTGTAGTTGCTCCCATTGCCTGACCTAATTGGTTATATCCCTTTATAAGATTCTGCACATTCTTATAACTATCTCCAGTTGCAATTCTTAAATCAGTAATAGCACCATCAATATCTTTTACCGCTGTTACTGCATCTTTAGCAGCAGATTCAATCATTCTGATTCCTTTGGCAGTTATGGCAGCAGCGGAACCAATATTTAATGACCTTTTAAGAGTATCACCAAATGATTTTGTTGAAGAATCTGCACGTTTGGCAGACTGTTCAATCTGTTTAATTCCACTATTAGCCTTACCAGCGAAATCATTGTCGTTTATCTCTACATTCACCTTTACTTTCGTATTCTTTCCTATATCCTTGATACGTTGTTCGGTAGATTGCAAAGATGATTCATCTAGTTCTACTTTTAAATCCACTTTAAATTCCTCGCTCATTTATATTCACTTCCTTTCTACTAAAAACAAGCACAAAAAAAAGACATATCTCTATGTCTCACCAAATTGTCTTATTTTAATAATTCCTTGATTTGCTCTAAGATTTTATCCTGTTTTACTCTTGCTTTTTCCATAAAAGAAATTGTTTCACTCTGATTTTTAGAAATAATTTTTAGATTGCTGATAAGAACCATCACATTAAACATTTCTTCTTTTGAAAGAATAGCGGTCAGTCCATTTGTAATGCAATCTCTCTCATCGTCTAATAATTTCTCCCAAATGCTTGCATAGAATACAATCCATCCTAAAACGTCAAAATCTCCTGAAAACCTCTTTTGCTTAATCTTATACTTCTGATTTAAACTCAATAGTTTTTCCAAAACATCTGCATCCTTCTGAACAATTTCAACAATATCATTCTCAAAAAGTTGCAGTTTTACATCATCCAGAATAGACAGAACAATATATTTGACACCTTCTTGACCTAATCTATTGACCACTCCTGTTTCAAAGATTTTACCGAATACTATTGCATCCTCAGTCTTTACAGATACAACATCCATAGGCTTTAATTCATCAAAATTATCTAACCGACTTTTCTCCATATCAATTGTTTCATTTACTACATCTTCAACAAATAACATACCTTTATTACTACTCATTTTACATACCTCCATTTATTCTTATTTTTACACTTAAAATCCATATTTCATTAAATATTCTGAAATGTGTTTTTCTTTCTCATTTGACATATTTCTTTCTCCTCTTTGCCACTTATAATAGAAAGAAGGACTTAATCCTACATTCATACAAAATGATGTTACTGGTAAATTCAGTTCATCAATAAACTTTCTACATCTCTCTTTTAACTCATTCATAATTTTAACCTCCTTCTGTACATAGGTACTTAGACATGAGCCAATAAAAAAAAGTCCGTATTGAACTAAACAATACGGACTTTATGATTACAGAAACAATTACAAAAACTTAAAGACTTTCTAGTGTAGAGAAAACGGCTGATAATAGCTTTAACTCCACATATCAAATCATGAAAGAAATTATTATATGTAAAAAGGAACCTATAACATAGGCTCAAAAATATGTATACAGGGCTTTCCCCCTAATGAACATTTCAAAAAATTTAAAAGCCCTTGTTTTAAGGGCTTTTAAAAATTCTCAATTTTGGCATATAACCTTAATTGTAAGACTTTTATAAAATTTTTTGACCCGACTTCATTTTGTTCCTTCTTGCTCTTTGAGTCTCTAATTTACGATTTTTTCTATATTCTTCATAACAATCTGGACATCTGCAAGTATTATTATTTTTAGAAACTATACACCTGATATGCTTTTTTTAAGTATCCTTTTTAGAACTCATTTAAGTTATAGTAATGAGTTCTCTAAAAATTCTTCAAGACAAGAAATATCAACAATTTTCTTTCCTTCCGAAGTTACTTCTGCAATCTTAGTAGCCATTACTGCTTCTGTAATAATTCCATCTTTAAATTGTTGCTTAATTTTTTTGATTTTCAAATTGATATTTTCATTCTCAGTTTGAAAATAATTATAAACCTCCTGAATAACAGAGGTATCATATTGATTGGAAGAAAAAGAACGAATCTGATTATATATTTGTTTCATACTTCTTCTGTAATTAACATCATGGGATAGATTTTTCATTCCCCTGTTCCCCTGTTCAGATTCCCTTTGAGCTTGAAATTCTTTTATAGTTTCTCTATTTTCGAATCTGCCATAGCAATTAGTAAAGCTCTTTTCTATTTGACCAGAGTTCCCTACTATTGCTTCTTTTGAACGACATATGTATACCAGACCTAAATCCTCAAGAATTTTGTTATAATCAAGGGCAGCACTCTTTGAGATTCCAGCCATCTTGGCAAGATATGTAACAGACATATTCCCTACATTTTTTTGATAAAAATTATTTGGAAGAGAAATAACACCATTATTGATTGTTCCAATTAGAACAACAAAATATCTCAATAGTCTCTCCCTGAATTTAGTTCCGCTATTCATTATGCTTCTAATCTCTCTTTGATTTATTAGAATAAATGGGGAAAATTTTTCAGATGATTGAACCGATTGAAAAAATAGATTTCCTAAATCAAGTTCAATTTTCTTTCCTTTTCCCTGATTCACAATAGTAACTAATTTAAGTTCCTGTAAATTATCAATTCCCTTTCGGATTTTTTTACTTATGCTACTGCTTTCAATTTTGCCTGTCATTTGATATTCCAGATAGTCATACAAAATTAAGTCCACTCCAAAATCACATCTATTTCGCAAAGCAACATAAGCAAGAAATCCCTCATCTGTCAATCCTTCTTTTTCTATAACCGCTTTTTCTAAAAAAACTTGTTCCATTATTATGTACCTCATTTTGTTTTATGTTCATTTATGTTATGTTTCTATCTCTAACCGTGGTAGCTGATAAACTGTTTTTTTATCCATTAACTACTACCCTTGGTAGTTGATAGACTTCTTTTTTGCCCTATCAGCAAGTCATATAAATATTAAAATAGATAAATATTGATAAAGTTATCACTCTGAAGAGTGATTTGCGTGCAATACACACACCATACTTAAAAAATCAATCTGAAAAAGCATCCTCTAATAATAAATCATTACTTTCTAAAGATTGTTTATCCTTATCACATTCTAATTTCATTTGAGTAATCATCAACAATAATTCTTCCTTAATCCCTTCATCTTTTGCAAAAACAAAAACTGTTCTTTTTCTATCAAATTTATTAGGTTTAATATCAATTATCTGATATCCTTTTTTTAATAGTTCCTTTGCAATAGATGTAGAAATAACCACAATACCATTCAATTCATCCGTTTCATAATTGACAATATTCAAATGTACACTTGTCTGAATCCGTTTCACAACGTCACCAAAAATCTCATTAACAATATCAAGTTCAAGAATTTCATTGTTCTTTTGCTTTTCGGTTCTATTCGTGTATAGAATTGTATTAATTGTGGCTATTGTTGATAATGCTTTAAGATAATTACTTCCTGTCTGTTCCATATTCATCATCAAGAAATAAACTTCTTTAAATTGAGAATTATTGATAATCTCTAATGTCTCTTTCTTCATCATTTTATTTTGCTCCTTTTCTGATTTTCCGTTTCCATTCTGTGTTGTTATGATATAAAAAATACCTGTAAAATCGTTGCAACCTCACAAGTGTTACAACAGTAAAAATTTAGAAATGGTTTCAATAGATTTTAATTATCTATAATTATTATACGGATTTTTTTTAATTTTAGGAACTGCTCACATACTGAAATATTATAATGTTATCCGTGCCTAGCCTGATTTCTGACTCCGTTTTTTATTTTGTTTGTTTTTATGAAATTTTCCAGATATAAACTATTATCAATCATTTTTCAGATACTTATTTTAAGGTTGTTTCTCTTATAACCATCTACATGACAACATAACTTCAACAACATATGGCAACGGAACAGACAACGGTGACGCTTATTTTTCTTTATATTATCATCGCCAAATCACCTTAAAATAAAGTCTGCAAAGTCAATCCATACAACTACATTTCATCATTATATTTTTTATTCTCTGGCTAATTATGCTTTTATCCAATCAAACAACCTTATTTTTAGTACGTGTACCGTTATCAAGCACCGTTGATTTATATTTATCCTTAATTGTAGGCTATATATAATTGTTCCCGTTGCCCTGATTCCAATAAAAAAAGAGTGGCAACAGGACTATTTCTAATCCTATTACCACTCTTTAAGGTTATTTAATCTATTTGAATTTTCCATGATAGAATCTGATTGTTTTATGGCATATGTAAATCTGACCTACTGCATCCTGAACACAAGCATATAATTTCTGTCTCTGCTTTAATACTCTTCGTTGTTGTAGACTGATTAGCTCCTGTTCTACCTTTTCCATATCCATTTGAAATGTAATACAATCTTCCTGATGCAATACACAAGGTAATGCTATTGGTTGAATAAATGGAGATTGCATATTATTGAGAAAGTATTTTCTCTTTTTAGTGTAAAAGTAAAATCCTGTTATCGTTGTATCCCTGACACCTAGATTCTTTGCATCTATGAACATATGATAACTTCCCATTGAGTTATCTGTCATAATGGGAAGCGTTGTTCCATAGCTTACCACAATCTTTTTCTCCAATGGTTGCTTATACTGTTTCACCGCTACAACAACTGCAACACCTGTAATCAATGAACCTACAGTTGTTCCAATTGCCCCAAATGCTGACCAGAACAAATTCCAATCCATGACTATTCCCCCTCTTCCATTCTCTCATACTGCTTTTTATATCTGTAATACGTTGGCTTTGTCAGTCCTAACTCTGCAATCAATTCAAATGGTTTTGTTTCTCCAGATAATACCCTTTGATATTCCACACAGAACTCCTCAAAATTCATTGCTTTAGGTCTGCCATAATCATTCCATTCACCCCTTGCTTTCTTTGCTTCGATTCCTTCTCTCTGACGCTTCTCTTTCTTTTCAATCTCAGCCTGTGCCATTGAAGCATATAATTCCAACATCATATTATTGATACATTCAAGCATCATGACAGCCATTTTATTATCCATCTTTGAAAAATCCATCAAAGTAGTAGGCAGCTCCAGAACCATCAAACGAATACCATTGTCTTTATAATACTGAATTTCTTTCATAGTATCAGCTTTATTTCTTCCAAGACGGTCAAGCTCTGTTACTATAAGAATATCACCAATTCGCAATACATCCTCTTTCATTACCTGATAGCGTGGTCTATTGAAGTTCTTTCCTGTCTGCTGGTCTGTATAGATTTTTTCCAATTTGATACCGTTGCTCTTACAATAATCCTCTATCTCTTTTAATCCTCTATCAAGATGTTGGTCTGTTGTACTAGTCCTATGATACCCATAATAATTACCCATGCCTTTTCCTCCGTTCATTTATCCCTCCAAACACCCTTAATTTATGTAACAATAGTACATCTGCATTCTCAAAATGTCAACATTTATTTTGAGACTTCTCAAATTTATATATGACTACTTTTTGAGACTATTCTAGTGATACTTTCACATAGTCTTAAAATGTATACTTTTTGATACTTAAACATAATAAAAGCACCTTCAGATTTTCCCTACAAGAATCTATATTGGTGCTTTCTTTTGGTGTATAACCTTATTAGTTTGAATCTCTTTCCATTTTTTCTTTTATTGCTTCTCTGATAAATCCAGCTTTTGTTAATCCTCTGTCACTACAATATTTTTCCAACTTTTCAGCTTCATTTTTTGGCATTGATAGTTTTACCTGTTTATAATTTTGTGCGATATATTTATCATTTGCTTTTCTCTGAGCTTCTGTTAGTGCCATGTTCATTACCTCCCTTTGAGATAGTTTTCTTGCTTCTATTATAACATTAGTACCAATATATGTCAATCTTTCCAAAAAGAAAACCTATCATTTCTGATAGGCTCCCCTTCTGTCAATTATTCCTCAATCAAGATTTTATATCTTATATCATTCGCAACGATAAAAAATACTTCTTTTATTGTATTAGAATATTCTTTCTTGCTTATGTCCTGAATTGCATCAACAGAAATACTTACAACGACAGTCTTGTACTTGTCTACATCTGTTATATATAACCTTCCAGCTTCGATTAATACTGTAGCCTTTACTCTTGCTCTATTCAGTAACATAAAAACAGGCTCTTCAATATAAGTATCAATATGAGCTTTGATTGTCTTTTCTTTAAGCTGCTCCAGATACTTAAATACTTCTTTTCTTGCATCCATCTTCTTTTTCCCCCCTTATACACACATGATACTAGAATCTACATAAACAACAGTTATTTTCTTCCTCATCTGAATTTCGTAACAGTCATTTTTGAAAATCTGCTTGTTAATAAGCTTATGACTCTTGATATAATCTCTCACTTCTGGAATACTTGCCATTCGTTCAAAAACTGCGTTCATATCATCCAAGTTTCTAACCTTCTTCATTGTAAAAATCATTTTCATCATAATTGTGTACCTTCCTTTTATTTATTGCCTATTATCTTTTGGCTACCTCCACCCCCTGAGAGGTGGAACGCTCACAGCCTAAAGCCCTGTTTATAGTGGCTGTGACCACTTTATTTCACATATAATCTTCTGTACTGACTGATTCTGTCGTAATCTGCAAGGCTTCCCAAATCAGCTTCAAGTGCTTTTCTGTCAAGTGTTCGCCTTTCACAATTTGAAACCTTTACTGTAAAATTTTTACCTGTTTCTGATAATTTTTCATTAACATCCAGATAAGAAAGTATCTCACGTTCAAGGTCTTTTACCTGTTCTTCAAGCTCTTCTTTTATTGCTTTCATGCTTCTATATTCAGCTACAACCTTTTCTAATTCATTCATTGTTTTACACATAATGTTTTCCCCTTTCTTTTTTACAGGAAGTCAAGCGGTGAATGGCTTTAAACATCTAGCGTTCTTCTTAGTGCATCTCAGTCTCTCTTATCCTTTTTCACTCTTGCGTTGTCCTCTTGCTTTCCCTTGCGGTACTCCCTTCGACCTTCGCTTGACTTGCTTGCTTTGTTCTTTGTTTGTAATCACATTATACATTAGTACCAATATATTTGCAATATGTATTAGTACTAATATATTACTCATGTTTTTGTCTATTTTGTACATTAGTACCAATGTATATGTGATTATATACAATTGAAGCTAAAATATATTAGCACTAATGTACATTGATATATTGGTACTAATATATTATAATCTAATTAAGAAACAGAAAAGGAAGGTGTTATATATGATAAAAGAAAAAGCTAATGTATATCAAATGGTAACAGATAGGATTATTTCTGAACTGGAAAAAGGTATGATACCTTGGGAAAGACCTTGGAACGGTATTAGAGCTGGAGCATTTAACAGAGTATCAAAGAAACCATATTCAATAATGAATCAGATGCTTTTAAAATATACTGGAGAATATGCCACCTTTAAACAATGGCAAGAGTTAGGCGGTCATATCCGCAAGGGTGAGAAGTCAGAAATCATAGTTTTCTGGAAAGTTTTAGAAATTGAAGAGGAAAACGAAAAAGGACAGAAAGAAAAGAAATCAATTCCATTATTAAAATATATAAATGTTTTTCATATTTCACAGGTGAAAGGTGTAAAACCTCTTGAGAATCCTTTTACAGAAGTAACACCAATAGAAGAAGCTGACAAAGTTATAATTGATTATGTCACAAGAGAGCATATAACATTTAAAGAGCTTGCAAGCAACAAAGCATATTACAGCCCTTCAAGAGATTGTGTAGTAGTACCATTAAAAGAACAGTATCAACATATTAATGAGTATTATGCTACTACGTTTCACGAACTGACACACAGCACAGGACATAAGAGCAGACTTAACAGGTTGGAGACTGGAACTGTTGCAGCATTTGGAAGTGAAACATACAGCAAAGAAGAACTTGTTGCAGAGCTTGGAAGTGCTACAATTTTAAATACTTTAGGAATCGAAACAACAAAGACTTTTAGAAACTCAACCGCATATATACAGAACTGGTTACAGGTTTTGAAGAATGATAATAAGTTTATTGTATCAGCAGCAAGCAAGGCAGAAAAAGCAGTTGCCCTAATACTTCAGTTATAAGGGCAACAGGAAAGAGGGTTAAAAAACCCTCTTTTTTTGTGCGTTCATTCTGCTACTATATGCGTTTTATAGTGGTCGTTGTGCTGCTGGCTCTCTTTTTCTGCTTCATTTCAGATAATCTATAACATAGAATTTTCTTCTTTTGTTTGCGTAGCTAGTTATGAGGTGTGGTATTTATGTATGGGTGGGGGTGTTTATTATATAGCGGTATGTCTCCAGTATGGCAGCAGTTGAAAAGAAATATTATTCTTTTTCATGGGAGGGTATGGGGCACATTTACAATAAAAAAATGTTCTATTTTCCGCTATCCCTCTACACCTGTTACAACTATTCCGAACCAATTTTTTATTTCACCGTTGGTATATCACCGTTATTTACACAACTTCCCTCCCTTCACTTCAATGCCCTACCGCCCCTATTTACATTTTTACAAGGATTCTTGTCCATATACGCTACCCACTCCCAAAATATGCTGAAAATAATTATCCACCGCTGACTTGAAAAAGTAAATTCCAGTGCAAGAGTAAATTCCATCGCCCAATGGGGCGGTGGAATTTAAAAATTTATTTTAGGATAATTGTCCACCAGAAGTGATTAATTATCATGAGTCCTGATTTATGATATACTATTAAATTGTGTGCCTATAAAACAACATTCAAGAGAAAGAAGGTGGAAAAGACGAAAAAGAGAATAACAGTACTCCTACTGTGTATCGTTATGGTCGTAGCTAGTGCTATCATTGGTATACTCATATCCAATCAATTCAATCATATGAATGAAAGAAACTATGATGGAGATGCACAGGATATTAGACATGATGAATCTGATTATGGTTCTGAAGAAATACTAAAAAACATATTCGCTTATATGCAGCTCTTTTTCTTGTGTCAATGCTTATTAGTGCAACATTGATTGTTGCTCATGCAGATTCACAACAATCAACAACTATCACTTATACCTCACTTTCTCCTGATGAAAAAACCGTTATACAATCAATATTCCAGCTAATATCGAGATTGATGAAAATGGTGGTTCTATGAAAGTAAGTATTGAAGATGGGTATGAATTTGAAAGCGATTACCAAGTTTCTGTATATCTAAATTCAAGTTCCTTTTCATCTTACGATGCTTCGCTTAATAACATTATTGGTTCATATTATTAACAAAAATGTTATTACCGACACACACAGTTCTCAGGGGAATACCACAACAGTATTCCCCTTTACTCTTGAATAGATGTAACAATTCCGTTATCTAAATATACATACCTATATCCCGAATAACACCATTGTTCACTTGTTCCCCATGAATACGTTGATTTATTAATCTTCTCAGGCTCTCCCCATGTAGATTGCTTCACTTCATCAGCAGTCATACCTACTAAAGGATTTTTAATTTCTTCAGAAATTACAGACTCTCTTTTCAATATCTTATCTGTTTTTAACGAAATACTTAAATGATAATTATTGCTTTCATCTATATCTGCATATCTAAAATGAACTTTTCCATTTTCTATTGAAAATACTTCTCCTGAATTTTTATTGTCATAGAAATTACTGAGCAAATACAACTCATTGTCGATACTAATTACAGTTGCTTTTGAACTCAAAATTTCAGCCGCTTTCCCAGTGTATTCAACGTTTCCATAATCAATCGAATATTTTTCGTCTGCAAATGTTGTACTTCCGACTGTCGATTTATATGAATATGTACCAATAATTTCATTTAAAAAATCATACATTTTCAAATATTCATCCGAATCTTCATACCCATCCAATTTTTCAAACTGAACTTTAGATAGCATAACATCTTCTCTTATCCCAGAATTGAAATTTTCTACTGCTTCTTCATAAAAAATATCTTTCTGATTATCAAATATATTAGATGCCTTGTTTTCACTATCCTCATAATTTCCTAATTTTGTATAAGCATAGTAGGCATCCATATATTGATTATTTTTTTCCAATTCCTCTGCTTCAGCATATCCTATTCTATTGTTTAATTCTTCCAATATTTCATCAGATAATATATCAGAATTTCTTACTGCCCTTATATAACTATCAGCAGAGTCCATATCATGATTATCACATGATTCATTCACAAATTTAATTGAAAAGTCAATAATCTGTTTCTCTTTTAATTCCTTTATTTCGGAAAAATACTTTACTCCTTCTGTGCATCCAGATAATGTTCCTGTTCCTATCAATTCTATTGCTTTATTAAATTTCATTTGTCCATTAATTTTAGGAAATGCGACAACTGCTCCGATAGCTATAATTACGATAACACCTATTAGTATTTTTCTTTTCATAAATTTCCTTTCTCAGACTGCTACCACTGTTTCTCTGGCAATCCGTTCTTTTAGTGCCTGTAATCCAGCTCTTGATTCTTCCTCAGACAGAGGTTGAAAATCTTCTTCTGTTAAATCCAATTCATTCATAATATTCTGTGTCATTGTGTCTGTGAACTCTGGATATTCCTCCATAAGTTTCATACATGAACGTATTGCATCAACAGACATAAGTTTCTCAAAACACGATTCAAAAAGCTCCTGTGTCATAGGAATTACTTTGTCCATTGCTGCTGTCTGCTCATCTGATAATGCAAATAAAACCTTGAAAAACTCATTAACTTCTTCTGGGTATTTCTCCATAACCTCTTGTGGACTCAACATAATATTGCCCTCCGTTTATCAAAGTATAAGTACACTATTTTGCTACTTTTATTCTAATACAGAACACCATTTTTGTACAGAATATAAGTAAACTATTTTTTGATAGGAGTGGTAAATAAGTGGATTTTGGAAATAAATTAAAAGAACTCAGACTACAAGCTGGATTGACTCAAAAACAATTGGCTGATTTGATTGGTGTAACAAAATCTGTCATTTCATTCTATGAAAGACAAGAGAGGACACCTTCTCCAGATGTATTAAAAAAACTGGCAGCAGTCTTTCATGTCAGTACAGATTTTCTTCTTGATATTGATAAAGTGAAACGACTGGACATATCAGGCTTAGATGAAAATGATATTCAGATTGTTTCTATGATGGTTGATGCATTACGAAAAAAGAATCACAAATAAATTCAGGCTATGGAGCAGATTCCATAGCCATTTTTTCAAATTAATATTTTAATTTTTTGTACAGTATCCGTATCTGCATAGTTCAACAGATATGGAACACATTTTATCAAGTCCTGTTTCCGCATATTGGTTAAATTCCTAATCTGCTTCCAGTTCAATCTATTTCCTTCTGTTATAATATGATTGACCGCCCACGCAACTTCTCTAGCCCAATATTCTTCCTGTGTTTCTTGATATTTCTCTATTTCTGCCCTACACTTCGGAAGATATGTTGCAATCCTTTTACTTGGTAAATGCAGCAGCTTTTCTATTGCAAATACGGTCACTTTCTTTGGTCTGTTCTTTCCATTTCCCTGTAGCTGTCTAATAGCATCTCTGACAAGTGGAAATGTATCTTTATCTATCTGCTGCCAATCATAAGCCTTTATACCACATTTCAACACTTTGCTTGATTCTTTATGATATTTCTTATACCGTTGTCCTCCGATTGCCTTTACCGTATCATAAGAAGCCCCTAACCGCCTTGCAATCTCAGGGTATTTTAAGCCTTGCTCATGCAACAGATATATTTGCTCATCAAACCGCTGTTCCTGAGTCTGTTCAGGTAATTTCATCCTTACCAAATCCGCTACCAATACATTTAAGAACATGGCAATCATACATACCTCATACGGATTTATTCTATCATCTGTCAGCACCTTCTGAATTTTCCACAATTCAGAGAAATTGTTATCAGACAGTTTTTTATAATATTCCTGAAAATCTGCATGGAGCAGTGATATATTTCTTTGTTCCCCTCTAACTGACCTGTAAGGGGTGTTTTCCATTCTGGAATGAAGGAATTTTCCTACTGTAATATCACTATCCAAATCAAGTTTTGATTGAAAAAGCTCTGTTACATAATCAGCAAGTTGATATTCTATATCATTCTGACATAATAAAAAATTTTCACATTTTTCAGGAATAATTGTTTCTGCTGCTATCAGAGTCGGGCTTGCTTTACCGCTTATTTGCACCTGACTATCCACCAAATAACATCTATGCTGTGAACAGATTTTAACCCCTTGTAATTGGTGTATCCTGTGCCAGTATGCTTCTCCATATTGCTTACGGTCATTCTCTGCACATACAGGACAATACCTCAAATATCTGTCTGTATTACCTTTTCTTTTCGGCATCGGCAACAGATTATGATAATTTCCTTTGGTCTGTATCATTGCTGTATATGCCTGATTTTTACGTTCCTTTGGTAAAAATCTCCCATAATACGGAAACATGGTATGATTTTCTATTATCTCTGACATCGGCATTTTTTCAGTAATAGCCTGTAACATTGGAGCGGTATATTGATTCACAAATTCTATATCTGGTCTGACAGTTTTACTCTGAAATAATTCTTCTGCTACAAAAGCATATCTGACATATCCTGTCTGTATGTAATACCTTGCTAACCAACTATACACAAGCTCATCTGGATATATTTCAGGAAGGTATGTTATCATATTGCCACCTCAACAACGGTATATACTTCTTTCAACAGTTTTACTACATCCAAATTCTCAACCTTGGCTTTTTCTGCAATCTCAGTGATAGAATAGCCTTTCTGTTTGGGTTTGCTCTGTGTTTGATTCTTTTTGACACTGGCAGCAGTCTTTTTCTTTCTGGTTGTCGGTTTATTCTGAATCACTGAAGGTTGTATGTACCCATGAAGTAATGTTAATCTTTGCTGATATGCTTCATTCAGCGTATCCAGACTTAGAACCTCTTTCCCTGTAAGGATTGCTATTTCCTGTGCATCGTGAATCAGGGATATTACAACAGAAACCACACCAGCAGAATGTTCATATAACCATTCTGTAATAGCAGCGGTTATCTCTGTATGATTTTTTAAAAATTGATATTTAAAAATCACTTTGCAGAAGCTCTGGAAATATTCATCATAATTCATGGTTGTATATTGCAAGCCTACTGACCGCCTTGCAAGTTGCATAGCACTTTCAAAAAATACTGTACTTTCAGGAGTACCCACCATACAGATAGAAATACCTGAATTGTTAATGAGCTGAGTTAATGCACCTATCAGGCTCTTTCCATTTTTACTGTTCACAACATTCTGAATCTCATCTACAACCAACATTCCAATATGATTTAAAGCCACCTGTGCGACTGAACCAATCAACATATCTGTTGTTGCTCTTGCTTTAAGAGCATACTGATAATAGCTGCTTCCCAGTGTTTCATCTACTTTTCTGAGAATTTCAAACAACATTCCCTTTACGGAAGAATCAAACGGACACTGTACAATCAGGCATGGAATAATCTTTGTATATGGCTTGTCTGTTTCTAAGATTCTGTTTTCAGTAATCAAGGATATAGCTCTACTGATTGCAGATGATTTCCCGATACCAGAAGTACCAATAATCGTGAATGAATCAGAACCTCCCAGAATACCGCTATAGGACTGTTGCTGTATCGCTTTATAGTTCTCATATCTCTGTTTTATTGCCATCTGTGTTCCCTTTTTCTGCATGGAACGAAGCAAAGCAAGATACAATTTACTATAGATTTCAAGACTCATCTGAGAAGGAATGTAAATCTGATACAGGTCTGATAATGCCATCAATCTAACTGCTTGGTTCTGCTGGCATATGGTTTCATCATATTCAGGAATGATAGATAATGCAGATATAAGCTCATTCCCTGATTTCATTTCTGGAAGTTTCGTTGTAAAGTCAATCATGCTTCAATCCCCCTAATATAATCAATATGGTTCTTTGTCTGTTCTCTCTGTCTGGTATTCCTGATAGATTTTATATTGACCTTATCAGGATTATTTACAGATGCAGCAATGATTTCTATAGACTGTGCAAGATTAATCTGTGCCTGTATATTATCCGCTGTAGCAGCCTTTACAAGCTCTTTCTGACCTTTCTGCATTATTTCTACATCTGATAATTCTTTGCCCTTATATCGGCTTTCTATCAAGTCAAATCGAATATAAGAACCATTATCAATCAACCATACCGCTGATACATCATCTGGATTATAGGCAACTGTTACCTCTCCACCAACAAGATATTTTTCTGTGAAATTCTCATGCTTATAACGCATTTTGTTTACTTTGAGTCCAAATCTGGAGAACTTACCTGTAGTCCTTGGAAGAAGGGTCAATACAATCTGTTCTTTATCAACTGTAATCAAATTAGCCCCTGTCTGTGTCTTTCCCCATTCCCAGATATTACTTGCAAAAGGCTGAATCTGATTCTGTATCATACCTTCAGTATATGGGAAATTTTCTATAATCCTCTGTGAGTTATAATAAATGATACATCGAAGAATAACCTTTTCAAAATCTGCCATAGTAAGGCAAGCATCCTTCCTGTAATCATGCGAACCTCTCTCTTGATAATCTGGCTCTATCACACCTTTCCCCTTCAGGTGTGGCTTATAGGTGTTCTGTACTAAATCAAAGAATTTCTCCACAGCTCCTTTCAGCTCAGGTCTGTATGATGGAAGATTTACCACAGTTACCCCTAGTTCTGTTATCTGTTCAAAGTTCTCTGATTTATATTCAGAACCCATATCAGTTACAAAGATTGCTGGAAGTTTGTCTGCATCCCACTGTGATTTTTCAATGTTGATACCGTATTGACTACACCATTTTTGTTTGTCTGAAATGATATTTAACATTAATCCTCTGAGGGAATACACACCTCCTTCCCATGATAGGGAATAACCACAACACAGAGAACTATAGGCATCTATGCAAGCGGTCAATATCGGTCTACCTACCAAATTACCAGCTTCATTGACAAGGTAAATATCACATACAGTTGCATCTAACATTCCCATTCCTACAGATGAAGCATATTCCTGTATGCCATCCCCTAACAATGGTCTATTGTTTTTCTGGTAATCCTTCAGCCCATCTCTTGAAATATAATAGGTCTGCATCTTTTTTGTTCTTCTGTAGAAGTATCGGAACTGGTAAAATGAAGGATATTCAGGCAACAGATTCCCCAGTGAATCACAATATTTTTCTTTCAGCATCAATATATATGTAGTATTTAAACTGTTCTGATTCTTATTGTAGAAGAATTTATTCAAAGCCCAACGCATATTCTTTTCATCCTGTGTCAGCTCTCTTTTTATCTTCTCTTTTTTCTGCTTTGGTTTAATAACAGATTGTGGAGCAAGTGCAACAGTCCTCTGATATGTAAGATATAAGCAAAGATAATTCCTTATAGTCTGTTTGCTGATATTCTTATCATTTGATATGTGGCAAATCACCTCACACCTTTTCTTTATATTCGATACAAAAGGTAAAATACCCGAAATCAACGTGTAATGCTCATACATAAAACGTCTGCTCTCTGCATCTAGCATATCTTCATCTGGTAAAATAATTTCTGTAGTAGATAACAATTCTGATTCTTCACATTCTGTATAATTACTGAGGGCAGCAGTTGGTATCCATTTAGGCATACTTTGTTTGATGCAGTCAATAATAAAAACGGTATTCTTCTGAATCTCTAATACTCTGATAATCTCATTCTCATGTTTTAACAGGCTATTCTTCTTCATCAATGACCATCCCCCAATCTGATACACCATGATTTAACCAGTAATCTCTTGAAGCATCCAGAAGCTTTACTGTCATAGGCTTTGTGAGAAACTTTCTAAAAACACACTCCCTGACCATCAAATCTCCATCTGCTTTAACACAAACAAAGTCTGAGGTATAAGCTCCTTCTGATAAACCGTCTAACAACACATTGCATCTAATTTCCTGTATGTTGTTGTCATTCTGAAGAATATCTGCATAGTTGGATTGTATTGCATCGTATGTTCTGCATACTTCCTGACTTTTACTTAAATCCTTCTTTTCGCACCTTCCCTTGTAACCTTTCTTACGCATAGCAGCACCTCCTGATATTTGGCAATTCCCAAAATGGGGTAACACTTCTCAAAAGCATTTTATCTTCCCAAAAATGTTCCCAAAAATAGATTAAATCTCCCAAAAACGTATTTCTGGGGATTTTTCTTCCCAAAAATATTATTTCTGGGAAAATGGGGAATTGCTTAAAAGTATTGATTTTACTGGGTTTTCAGAGGTTTTGTCTTGATTTATAGGTTTCCCAAAAATGGATAATAGCAAATACTCTATGTCATAGGGCAAAGCTCATTATCATCAGGGGCAAGTTTTTCATTATCCTTTACCCTATAACCGATGTACTCACCACCCAGATAAATGA